AAGCGGAACACCAGTAACACTAGCCGCCAATCTGAATTGCTGCTCTTCAGTTGACATTTCTGTATCAAGATACAGGCATTTAACTTTATTCTTTCTTGCTACTCCATAACCCATGTAAGAAAGAAATGTACTTTTACCTTGTCCCGGTCTTGCTACTACTGCGTAAATATTCTTTGATCTCAAGCCCCCGAACATCTCATTAAAATATCGGAATGGAGTTTCAATTCCCGTGTCTTCTTGAGGGTTGTCCCCTCTTTCTTCGACCATTTCATAAAGACCTTCAAAGGCATCTACTGGCTCGTCTTCAAAATCATAAGAGCGTATTTTTGAATTATAAACTGCGTCAGTATGAGAAATAATTTTATCAACGTCTTTTTCGTCAGTCTTTTTTACATATTGCCCTACTTCTTTTGCTACTCCGTAAATTTCTCTTCTGATTCTAAATTTAACCAACTCTTTAGAAGCTTCTATGGCTCCTTTTCTGTTGATTTGAGTGAAGGATATCGACTCTATGTAATCGAAGATGTTAATATCTTCATTAACGTGAATTCCGAGGTTCTTGATAGCTTGAGCTACGATAACCTTATCAATATGCTTGTCAGAAAGAATAAGGTCGCGCAGAACAGAAAAAATGATAGAATTTACTTCATTATAAAAATCGTTTTGAGTTACAAATCTTTCAATTTCTGGAAAGATGTCTGGGTGCTTTAAAATGCCACCCAAAACATGTCTTTCTATTTCTAAAGAATAAATCATCTTAATAAAGGCTTATGCCGAAGCTTTCTTCAAAGAGTTTGCGCGAGAGGTTTTTGGTTTCGTCTTCCGTAATTTCAACCACTGTGAAATCATTTAGTTCCAACCACTCAAGCTTTTTAACATCTCTTTTGAGGGAGGCCAAGTATTTTAATCGGGAATTTTTGTGAAAATGTTTATTAAAACTGTAATGTTGATTACCTTGGACCTCAATGGCGATCTTTTTGGTCATATTAACAATATCGACCTTCATTCTAGTGCCATAAACTGGAAATTCCTCATAAACAATATCATTCTGCCAATACTGCTTGAGGAATTCCTTGGTCCTAAATTGGGCTTTACTTCTTGATTTTTCTTCCCAATCTATTCTGTATTTTTCAACATTTTTATTTACATAGCGGCCATATATATTTTTTAATCTCACGGCAAAAGAATTTCTTTAAAGTGTTCTGTCAGAATACTTGTTACATTTTTATTTTCTTGCAGATAAGAAAGAACTGCCGCTTCTCCTTGAAGTGTTTCTGGGAACTCTAGCTTATGCTCCTGCATTAACTCTGTCAAAGGCTGAGTAGGAGAAAACCAAGCTCCAGCCTTTTTTATCATATCCCAAGCTAAAAGCAAATCAAAGACCTCGTATTCAATCCATACGCTTTCACCGTTGCTTCTGCCATGACAGATTGGATATCTAATAACTTCTCCAGCCGTTTCATTTTCTGTTTTTTGAAAGGCAATCTTCGCCCAATGCCCAACAATTTTATCTTCTCCCTTTATTTTTCTTGTGATTTTATCATCCTTGTAAGTCGGCTGAAACTCAAAAATCCAGTTAGCAAAGTGAGTAGCCGCATTGCCTCCTGAAGCATTAGTTAGTCTATGGTCCAGCTTTTGCCTTGGGTCAGCTTTGATAGTTGCTCTCACCTGAGAGATCATCCAGCAAATGTGTCCACCTTCCGTGATCGCCAAGTTCATCTTTTTCAAGAAGGTTGAAGTAATTGTTGCTCCTCCACCAACTTGCTGAGATTCATCATAAGACTTATCCATTTCTCTTTTACGAATAAGTCCGTCCATAGAATCAATAACAAAAAAATACTTTTTATTTTCTGGATTGTTCTTGATGAGCATACTGATCAAGTGCATAACAGGTTCAAAGATGTTTGACTTGTATACAAACCACTTTTCTGGACTTGTATCAACTCCTGATCTAGCTATCATGTCATCAGATAGGCGACCTTCAGCTTTGATGTAGATAATCATAGAATTTTCTACAGTTTGCTGAAAATTTCTAGCAACAGCAAGACCACAGCTAGTTTTACCACCACCGCTTACCCCTGTCGCTCTAACCAAGCCGGGGCCAATTCCTCCACCTGTTGCTACGTCAAAAATCAAACTTCCGCTTTTAACCTTGTAGTTAAAATTTTCGGAATAGTTATAATGATCACCCTTAGTTTCTTTAAGGTAAGCTTGGAGTTGATCCATCGTAGTAAGCCCACCTTCCTGAGTTTCTTTCTTCTTTCTACCCATTTTTTAAAAAGTCCTTTAAAGTTTTGATTTTCTTTTTGCTCTTCTCCGTGTCTTCGCCTATTTTGTCTTGTTGTAGAGTATACTCCTTCTTTGGCTTTTTGTCAAGAAAAAACTTTTTTTTCTCCTCCGTGAGCTTCTTCTTCATTGGGGCAGAAAGAAAAAACTTAAGAGAGTATATCTGAACATCTAGATCGTTTTTGACTTTGAGCCAAAAAGATAGATCGTCGCAAAAACTAATAAGCTTTTGCGCTACAGGGATTTGAACGGGCCAAATAATATTTTGACCCTCTAACATTGATTCAACTAAAAGTTGACATTTAGTTGCGTCTGGTTTCATCTAGGTCATATTGTACCATAGACTCTACCAATTTGTCAAATGAAATTTTCGGCTCCCAGCCAAGCTCTTTGCGAATTGGAGTAGAATCTCCTAAAAGGAGATCGACTTCTGCTGGTCTGTAAAACTCTGGATTTATTTTTACCAAGACCTGATCTCCATCTACAAAAATCTCTTCAAGACCTTCTCCACGCCAAGACCCTTTAATTCCTGCGACAGCAAAAGCTTTTTCAATAAACTCTCTGATGCTATGAGCTTCTCCACTGGAAAGAATGTAATCTTTTGGAGAATCTTGATTAAGCATCAACCAAACTCCTTCTACAAAATCTCTGGAATCTGACCAGTCTCTTTTGGCATCAAGGTTTCCAAGTTCAATAGGATCTGGAGCTTCTTCTTTAAAAATCATAGATTCAAGGGCGTCTTTGATTCTAGCTACACCTTTTGAAATTTTTCTTGTTACAAATTCTTCTCCACGCTTTGTTCCTTCGTGATTAAAAAGAATACCATGAACAGCGTACATGTTATAAGATTCCCTGTATACCTTTACAAGATGTCTTGCTGCCGCTTTTGAGGCTCCGTATGGGCTACGAGGCTTGATTGGATGATTAATATCTTGAGGACTATAATCAACATTGCCCCACTCTTCGCTTGATCCTGCGCTATAAAATCGACAGTCTGGCTTGAATTTACGAATAGCTTCAAGGCAGCGCAAAACACCAAGAGCATTTACATTCATAACTTGCTCTGGCATCTTCCAGCTTATGCCAACAAAACTATTTGCGGCAAAATTAATAAAATAATCTGGCTCAATTTCTTTTACTGCTGTATCAATACTTGCGCTATCACCGAGATCAAGAAACTGTAAATTGAATCTTGGATGATTTTTAATTTTTTCAATGTTTTTAAGATTTGGATTTGCAGATCTACGCATCATGCCGTAAATCTCATAATCATGTTCTTCAAAACCGAATTCATCATACAAAGACAGAAGATACTCTGCCATGTTTGCTCCATCTTGACCTAAAATTCCTGTGATAATAATTTTTTTCATGCTACTTTATTTTTGTAAAGGACTTCTGCTGTATCAAACTGCCATTGATAATCAATATCAAAAGCTTCTAATTCGTTCATTACAAAAAGATCTGGCTCTGGTGGCGTTTTAGTATCCATCCAGTAGCCATCTTTTATGATGTCCATTCTTGAAGCATATAAACAGTGGGCTGCTTCGTAGGTAACGTTCATAGTTTTTGTGTTCATTACCTTTTGATGGGAAGGCCAATCTGAAATCATTTTTTTATTTTGATCCCAGAAATACTGCTTTTTAGCTATGACGCCGAATGACCCTTGCTTTTCAGAAGACAAAAAAGATTTCGTAAAACTGTCTATAGTCTCAATTTTAAGAAGAGGATTACATGCAGAAAGCATTATTACATATTTAAAAGGTAATTTGTTATGCCATTCCCATATAATCTTAGTTTCATTTTCTTCTAGTGCGGATTTTTCGCTTCTTTTAAAGAAATTGACATTATTCCGCAAAGCTAAGTCTATCAATTCACTGTCATACAGTGAAAGATAAAAATTTTCAATTGGAATAACTTTAGAAGATTTTACTTTATCTATAAGTATCTGCAAAAGATTTGTTCCACAAAATGGCTTTATCATTTTCTGTGGAACTCTTTGAGAGGCTAATCTAGCCTGACAAATAAAAAGGATGTCTTTTACGTCTTTCACTTATTGTTAGATAACTTTTCAAGAAGAGAGGAAATTTTATTGTCGTCAGAGTTTATTCTTCCAATAATTTCTCTAGTTTCATCAGGGGCGTGTTTAAACGCTAATCTAAGAATATCCATCCAATTTACATTATTCTTACTTCTGACGCTTTCAATCTCATTTATAATTTCAAGATCTGTCATTTTTTTTAAATCTTTTACTGGCGTGTTCCAACCATTATAGAGTAAATGTTTATATTTATCTAAATCTTTAGAGAGATGAAAAGATCCATTTTTTTCAATAGGACGAAATGGAAGACATTTACCACTTATTATATCTTCAAAATAATAGTAGAATAAATTCTCTATAGAACTTTTTAAAATTTCATATGAAGAAGCTAAAGTTTCTTCCTCGGTAAATTCTACAGTTCTTCTTGCGTAGATAGGGCCAGTGTCGATACCTTCGTCTATTTGGTGAATTGAAACACCTTTGGGAGTATCATCAAACCAACTCCAAAAATTAGGATCTGCGCCTCTGTTATACGGCAAATACGATATATGAAGATTTATTATTGGATTTCTAGCCTGTTTTATCTCTGAAGCTTTAATAATGTGCCTGTATCCATAACTTATAATCCAGT